GTGGCAGCTTATCGAAAAGCCAATCCCGGCTCTAAGTTAAAAACGGCTGTGACGGGAAAAGTTAAAAAGGGTAGCAAGGCTGCAAAAAGGCGCAAGTCTTATTGTGCAAGGTCTTTGGGTCAACTAAAGAAAAGCTCTGCTAAAACTAGAAATGATCCTAATTCAAGAATTAGGCAAGCAAGAAAAAGGTGGAAGTGTTAAATGGCAATACCAGACAATGTAAAAAATCCAAGTTTATACAGCAAAGCTAAGTCTAAGGCTAAAGCTAAGTTTGATGTGTACCCAAGCGCATACGCAAATGCGTACATGGTTAAAGAGTATAAAAAGATGGGCGGTCAATACAAAAACAAAGGTGGAATTATGGAAAAAAATTTAAAACCAATACCAGCAGACAACAAAGGTTTGCCAAACTTGCCAAAAAAGGTAAGAAACCAGATTGGTTTTATGAACAATGGCGGTGGAGTTAAAACAGGTGCCGGAATGAAAAGTTTTATAGCCCGTGGTTGTGGAGCTGTGATGGATGATCGCAGGAAAAAAACCAAAATGCGTGGCAGGTAATGGGTCTTCGCCGTTGGTTCGCTGAAGAATGGGTTGATATTGGCTCAAAGAAAAAAGGCGGTGGTTATAAATCTTGTGGCAGAAAATCTACCAAAGGCTCAAAAAGAAAATACCCAAAATGTGTGCCTAAATCTAAGGCACAGTCTATGTCTAAATCACAAATAAAATCAGCAGTTACAAGAAAAAGAAGCAAAAAACAGGGCGTAAAAGGCAAACCAACCAACGTAAGTACATTTGCAAAGTAGTGGAATTATCACAAATTAAAGAAGAGATCAGGGCTTGGTCTAAAGAAGTCTTAGAAGACAGTCAGGACAATCATCCAGTGTGTCCCTACGCCAACAAAACTTGGCAAAATAATTCTGTAAAAATAATTAAATCCGATGATATGCAATGGCTAGATTTAATTAAATACAGTGACAATTTTCCAAAAGAAATTGACGTTGCGATTTACTGTGATTTTAATGTAGATTTGTTGCTAGAAGTTTTTAACGAAAGAATAAACATGATGAATGTTTTTTTAAATAAAAAAAATTTATGGGTAATGGGCTTTCACCAAGACCACGAAGAGAAAAGCGTGTTAAGCCAAAAGGATGACTTTGAGCCTTTATACGAAGAAAGTTATAATATGGTTTTTGTGCAAAGATTAGATACTTTAAACATTGCCTCTGAAAGATTAGAAAAAATAGGTTATTATAATAATTGGAATCAAGATGAGTTCCAAAAAATTTTAAATCGTAGGAATTAATTATGAAAAAATCAGGAATTACAAAAATGAAATCTGGTGGCGCTGGTAAATCCGGTATTAAGAAAATGAAATCTGGTGGCGCTGGTAAATCCGGTATTAAGAAAATGAAATCTGGTGGCGCTGGTAAGTCAGGCATTAAAAAAATGAAATCTGGTGGCGATGTAATAGCCGGAGCATCTCAACAAAGAAGATCAGCTCAAGGCGCTGAAGTTGTTAAATCAGGCATAAAGAAATTTGCAATGGGCGGTGCTGGTAAGTCAGGCATAAAGAAATTTGCAATGGGTGGCGCTGGCAAATCAGGCATCAGAAAGTTTGCAATGGGCGGAGCCGGTAAGTCAGGCATTAAAAAACTTGGCAGAGGCGGCAAAGCTAAAAAATAAATTATGACCGTTTCAAGCTCTAAAAATTTCGAGCTAGATGTAGCTGATTATATTGAAGAGGCGTTTGAAAGATGCGGCTTAGAGTTGCGCACAGCATACGATTTAAAAACAGCAAGAAGAAGTTTAAATTTACTTTTGGCTGAATGGGCTAATCGTGGTTTAAACCAGTGGACTATAAGCCAAAAGACGGTTGCCTTGGTTTCAGGAACAGCAACATACAATGTTGATTCGGTAAATAGCACGGCTGCCATTGATGTATTAGATGCCTTTGTAAGAGAAACGGTTAACAATGAAAGCGTAGACTTGCAAATGACAAGGCTATCCAGAAGCGAGTATTCTGCGGTTCCAAACAAATCAGTAACAGGTAAGTCTTTGCAATTTTTTATTGATAAACAATTGTCTCCAACCATAAGCGTTTACCCGGCTCCTGATGCCTCAAGCAAATACACTATTTACATGAACGTCTTGACAAGAATGGATGACGCAGACTCAGCAACCAATACTCTTGATATACCTTTTAGGTTTTATCCTTGCTTGGCAGCAGGTCTTGCTTACTACCTATCTATTAAAAAAAGCCCAGAAAGAACCGCGCTACTAAAACAAATTTATGACGAAGAATTTTTTAGAGCCATGGAGCAGGACGAAGACAGGGCATCGGTAAGAATTACCCCAGATGTGTCTAGCTACAATATTCCATAATGGCTTTTGCGTCTAATAAAAAAGCATACGGTATATGCGACAGGTGCGGATTTAGGTATGGCATAGCAACTCTTAAAAAAGAGTGGAACGGTTTAAAGACATGCAATGAGTGCTTTGAGCCAAAGCATCCGCAATTAACTCCAACAAAAAAATTAATTGACCCACAGGCAATTAGAGAGCCAAGACCCGATGTGAGCGTAGTCCCCAGTGCTTTTACGGTTTATACTAATTTTAAATTAGGAATTATAGGAACAATTTTAACCACGCCTAGCGCTATGAATGGGTCATTAGGTTCGGTTACAATAACAACATCATGAGTTTTACTTTATCCACACTAAAGACAGCAATTAAAGATTACTTAGAATCTGAGGAAACAACTTTTGTTTCGCAGCTTCCAACTTTTATACAGCAAGCCGAAGAAAGAATTTTAAAGTCAGTGCAACTGCCTGACCAAAGAAGAAATGTTCAAGGCAATCTAACGACAAGCAACAGATTTTTAGCCACTCCATCAGATTTTTTAGCAAGTTTTTCACTGGCTGTTATTAGCGGCAATGAATACAGCTATCTTGATTTTAAACACAATTCTTTTATTAAAGAATATGTATCAAATTCGACAACCAGAGGCAAGCCAAAGTATTACGCTACTTTTGACCAAAGTTCTTTTGAGGTAGGTCCAATTCCAGATGCAGATTATTCGGTAGAGTTACACTACTTGGCTAGACCAGCCTCGTTAACCTCTGGCGCAGATAGCGGCACAACTTACCTATCAAGCGATGCGCCTGACACGTTGCTGTATGGTTGCTTGGTTGAAGGCGCTACATTTTTAAAATTAAATCCAGCAGACATATCTTTGTATGATGCAAAATTTAAAGAAAGTTTAGAAAGACTTAAAAACCTTGGCGAAGGAAGGGATACTAGAGATCAAATGAGGTATGATTCGTTAAGAAGAAATGTAAGTTAATTTTTTTTGAGAGGAGAATTAATGGAACCGTTGAAACATTTAGAGGGCAAAACTGTGGCTATTGTCGGTCTAGGCAATAGTTGGTTTGATTACAATTTAGCAAAATCACACGGCACTCACTTTGATGAAGTGTGGGCTATCAACGCGGTTGGCTCGGTAATATTTCATGACCGCGTTTTTATGATGGACCCAGCCAGTAGATTTTTTGATAGTACCGATGCAGGCGGACAAACAAGTGGCATGCTGGATGTTTTAGAAAATGGTCTTGCGCCGGTCTATACATGTGAGCTAGATGACAGATGCAGAAATTTGGTTGAGTATCCAATTGACGAAGTCTTACAAGCATTTAATTGTCATTACCTAAATAACACAGTTTCATACGCCATTGCTTTTGCATTGTGGAATAAGGTTGGAGCCATAAATTTGTATGGAATAGATTTTAGCTACAAGGGCAATTTACATTTTGCAGAATCAGGCAGAGCTTGTGTTGAGTATTGGCTGGCTAAAGCAACTGAGCTTGGTGCTGAAGTTGGAGTTGCTGGCTCTAGCGCTTTGTTAGATACCAATGTGCCAGATCAAGAAAAGCTTTATGGCTATCACAGATTAGAAGACCCATTGGTTGTTGTGCAAGATGACAATAAGCTAATAACAAAAAAAGTAAGCGAGTTAGCTTCTAAGGAGATGCAAGCACAACCTACGCTTATAGGTAGAAACGATGAACATTTAAGGGAGCCTGACAAATGGTAGATAAATTAACGCCCGGAGGTTTGCCACAGCTTGGCATAATAGAGGTAGCCACCTCAAATCACGGAGGACACCCTCCTGAGTTTTGGGCAAAGCAATTAACCGAAAAAATAGTTGGATATTCTGATAATAATGAACAACACATCAAAGACCAAGCCAGAGCCTACCAAGATTTAATTTATAAAGTTTGTTTGATATATATCAAAAATGCTATAAAATCTTATAAAGCGTCTTTGATTCAAGAATTGACTCAAGGAGACGCTAAAGATTTGGCAAAAATAATAAAAGGTATTTGAAATGGCAATTACATCAACACTCACAACCAGCTTTAAAAAAGAACTGCTTACAGCAACACATAATTTTGCTACCAACGGCAACGCTTTTAAACTGGCTTTATATACAAGTTCAGCCACATTAGGCGCAGCTACCACAGCTTTTACCACTACAGGGCAAGCATCTGGAACCAACTACACATCTGGTGGAAATGCTTTAACAAAAGTTGCACCAACTAGCGCTGGAACTACTGGCTTCACAGATTTTGCAGACTTAACTTTTGGAACCGCTACGGTTACAGCCAGAGGTTGTATGATTTACAACGACACCAATGGTGATAAATCAGTTGCAGCAATTGACTTTGGTGGCGACAAAACTTCTACAGCCGGCGACTTTACTATTGTATTTCCTGCGGCTGCTGCTAGCACAGCAATCATAAGAATTGCTTAGTAAGAAATGAAACATGCCATTAGCAAAATTTCAATTCAAAGCAGGAATAGATAAGGAAGGAACTTCTTATACCAACGCAGGCGGATGGTTTGATTCGTCTTTAATAAGATTTCGCAAAAACTTTGTTGAAAAAATAGGCGGTTGGTCTAAAAATCAAGCAACAAGTTTTCTTGGCACATGCAGAAATTTATTTGCTTGGATTGCACTAGACGGAACAAAGTTTCTTTTCCTAGGAACTCATTTAAAATCATATGTACAAGAAGGCAATGTCTTTTATGACATTACTCCCATCAGAGCCATAACAACTGACGGCATTGTTTTTGCAGCCACCAACGGCTCGTCTACTATCACAGCAACCGACTCTAGTCATGGCGCTGTTAAGAATGACTTTGTAACAATATCTGGAGCCGCCACATTAGGCGGAACAATTACAGCAGGCGTCTTAAACCAAGAGTATCAAATAGACACAACTCCCACCGCAAATACCTACACCTTTACAGCCAAAAATACTTCTGGAGCTACGGTTACAGCCAATGGCAGTGACTCTGGCAACGGTGGTTCTGGCGTAGATGGTGCGTATCAATTAAATGTAGGCATCGACAAGTACGTCTCTTCTAGTGGTTGGGGAGCAGGATTGTGGGGAGAGGGAACTTTTGGTGCTTCTACAGCTTTGTCTTTTACCAATCAATTAAGGCTGTGGTCGTCTGACAACTTTGGTGAGGATTTAATCATGAATCCTAGGTTTGGTGGAATATTTTATTGGGATAAATCTGGCGGAACAAGCGCCAGAGCCGTTAACATCACATCTTTGTCGGGAGCAAACTTGGCTCCAACTGTAGGAATGCAGGTTATTGTTAGTGACACAGACAGGCACGTTATTGTTTTGGGTTCAGACCCAATTGTGGGCGGAGCTAGAACAGGAACGCTTGACCCTATGCTAGTGGCTTTTTCAGATCAAGAGAGCATTACAGAATGGCAGCCACAAACAACAAACACCGCAGGTTCGGTCAGGTTGTCATCTGGCAGTGAGATTGTTGGCGGTATCAGATCAAGGCAGGAAACTTTAATATGGACTGACACATCTTTGTATTCAATGCAGTTTGTTGGACCGCCACTAACATTTGCGGTTAATCTTATAAATCAAGGCGTTGGCATGATTGGTCCCAACGCTTGCATTAATTCTCCCAACGGAGTTTTTTGGATGTCTCAGGATGGATTTTATTTATACAACGGTTCTGTTCAAAGAGTGGCTTGCAGTGTTTTAAGTTATGTTCAAGAAGATTTAGATATTGGTCAAGCTTACAAAGCGTTTGCAATACTAAACAAAGAGTTCAATGAAGTCTGGTGGTTTTATCCTGCCAAGTCAGATGAAACAGAAGAAATATCAAGATACGTTATTTACAATTACTCAGAAGGAACTTGGAGCATCGGCTCTTTGGTTAGAACTGCATGGATAGACGAAGACGTGTTTGAAAGACCTGTGGCAACGGCAAGCAATTTTCTTTACAACCAAGAGAGCGGTGAAGATGACGATGGCTCGCCCATGAACAATGTTTTTGTGGAAAGCTCTGATTTTGATTTGGATGAGGGCAACGACATGACCTTTATTAGACGAATTATTCCAGACATAAAATTCTATGGAAGCAACACTTCTAGTGGTGGACCGATTATTAATATGCTATTAAAAACCAGAAACTTTCCTAGCGAATCATTGTCAACAAATGTTACAAAAGATATTTCCAATAACACCGATCAGCTTTTTGTTAGAGCAAGAGCAAGGCAGGCAGTAATTAGATTGCAAAGCGATGACGATGCCGCATCTGGCAACAGACTGGGAGTTCAATGGAGACTTGGCTATACAAGATTAGAGCTACAGCCTGATGGCAGAAGGTAATGTCAAAACTATTACCGTCAAGACTGCCTACGGCTTTAAACGAGGTAAATGCCGATCTATTTAACAGATTGGTTAGAATTCTTGAGTTAAACTTAGGTCAGTTTGACCCAAGCAGAACGCCACAATTTAACGACACAGAATTATCAGAGTTTAATTTTGTGGCTGGTGATGTTGTTTGGAATACAAATATCGGCGTGTTACAGGTGTATACTGGAAACACATGGATACAACTTCATGAACCGTTTTCGCCACAAGGATACGAGGCAAACGCTCTGCTAGGCTCTGTAACAGTTAAGAACAACGGAGATACAACCATTACATTGGGCGTTGCTTCTGAGTATTGGGATGTAGAAAAATGGTACACTTAGACTTAAAGTGATATTATTTATATTTAAAATAAGTTATTGTTAGAGAACATTATGGCAGAATTAAATTTAACAGACAGAGTACAGAATCTTCTAACCGATATGGAAAGACCAGACTCTCTTCCATTGTTTCAAGCGGGCATGAATTTCAACAATGGCAAACCTTCTTTTAATGCAAGCAGTCCTTTAATGGATATGATGCCAAGAAAAGAATCAATGTCTAATATGGACAGAGAAATAGCTATGAACGCTATGCCTGACGCAGTAAGAACCAACAAATCTTTACTTGCTGGCGTTCCAGACCCAATGATGTCAGGTGTAGACACCAGCATTATGCAACCGTTGGTTGAGATGGGCTTTGAAAAGCAAGTAAGAGTTATTTTAAGTACACCGCAGAACTCACCAGAATCAATTCAAGCACAGCAAGAAATTATTAATGAAATGGGTACAGGCATGGACATTGATGCCTTTGTACAAACCGTTCAAGAAGTAGCTCCACCAGCAGTTCAAGAAGAGCTGTTGCAAGACAGGATGCAAACGGTTGGTAGCGAAGATGCTGAGGGTGTAGCGCAATTATTAAAATTTGCAGTCAAACAAAAAGTAGACGAATCAGGCAACCCACTATTAAAGCTTGGTGTAGAAACAGGCAGAATGAATGACACTACTTTGGCTCATGTGTCTGAGGGTGAGGCTGTTATACCAGCAGAAGTATTAGAGGCTAATCCACAAGCCGCACAAAGTTTAGACCAAACCATGATTGAGATGGGCATAGACCCTGACTCAAGAACTGTGGATACCACAGGACAAATTAATGGCATAGAATCATTAAGTATAAATCCGCAAACTGGTCTGCAAGAATTTGGTATTGGCTCTGCTTTTCAAAAATTAAGAAGAAAAGTTTTAAAACCAGTGGCTAAGATAGCCGCAGTGGTACCCGGTCCTTGGCAAGCACCAGCAGTCATATACAACAAACTAGAGGCTGGTTACAACATCGCTAAAGGCGATGGTGGCATTGGCGACCTCATGACCGTTATGGCTGGTGGTACTCAAAAGGTTGGTGGCAAGGGCGGAGCTTTTGACAGGCTTGGTTCTGGTTACGAAGGCGCCAGCTTTAAGGATTCTTTGTTTAACATAGGCTCGGTTGACGGTAAGTTTAACCCACTTCAATACGGCAAGAACATTGCTAGCACATACAGAGATGACCAAAAGGGTGGTTACTTTGGTTTGTTTGCTGGCGGTGAACAACCTTTGCCTGAAGAAATACAAGCAATTGACAACTATGAAACTGGCGAAGTTGAATATGTAAACTCCAGAACTGGTGAAACATTGTCAGCTGCAGAAGTAAAACAGTTAACAAGTGGCGGAACAAATCCTTTCATAAAATCAATTGGCGATAAAATTGGTCTTGGTGGAAGAAGTGGCTTAGAAGATGCTTATGGCACAGGCACACAAGTCGATAAAAACGGAAATGTAATCAACACTGGCACCACAAGTGGCGGCATGGGCATGATGGGCAAATTAGGCATAGCAGGACTTGCGGGCTTAATTGGTAAGCTGGCTTATGAAGAAGCCAAAGATCAAAAAGGCGTACCTTTAACTCCACTCACTCAAATGGACCAGTTAGGCAGATACAACATAGCTGCTGAGATGGCTAGACAAGCAGGCGAAGGCTCTCCATCCAGAGTTGAGTACGGTTTAAGCGCAGAAGGAATGCCAGCTTTAAGTGGTGGCGCACCAAGAATGGCAAGATACGGAGGCATCATGGCTTTTGCTAACGGTGGTTCTGTGGCTATGGCGGAAGGTGGTGACCCCATGAT